TCAGGCTTGCCCGTTCCGCCTCCGTCGCGTCGTCAATATCGACGGCATCCTGCAAAGGCGCGATAGCCGCGTTTGCCTTTGCCATCAGGGCTGACAGTTTGGCGGTGGCTTCAGCTTTCAGTTCCGCCACGGACGGGGCGGGGATATCTGCCCAGGCTGGCAGCCCGTCGGTGCCCGCAACCCGCACTTTCCCTTCCGGCGGGGGAAGGGTTTGGTATTCACGGTAAACGACATCACTTACCGCAATGCCATCATCAGGCCAGCTTCCAGCATCGTCGTACACTTCCCGCAGTTCACGCGGATAAAAGCCGTTAGTGAGCGGGCTGTATACATAAAGACTTGACGTGATTGCGCTGTAATAGTTGCTCATTTTATCCCCTTACCAGCCGGTGGCTTCCCAGTAACTGCCGCCGCTGTCCTGACCGCAGGTGAAACCGATGTTATTAATAATCTGTGCCGTGCCGTAGTTATCATTGAAGGTGCCGTTCCCGCCGTTGAGGACAGTGACCTGGACGTTGACGCAGGTATTCGGGAAGGGAATGGGGAAATTCACCGTAGACCAGCCGCGACTCCCTTTATTGACGACGCCCCACTGCTTGATCATTCCGGTATCACCGCATCGCCACCAGCCGCCGCCGAGGTTGGCGGTATTGGCATTGACCGGCTGCCGGTTATTGGGACTGAAAACGCGCTGCCCCATCTCATAAATCCCGCCACCGTCAGTGTAAAAGTTACCCTGTGCGCTAATGTCGCCGGTGCCGGAAATTCTGACGTATCCTGTTTGTGCTGAATTCGCCTGGTTGACGATGCGGAAAACAAATCCACCCACGCCGCCGCCCTTGTTGTTAATAAAGTTGGATTCGCCCTGTCCGCCGCTCTCATTCCACCCGACATAGGTTCCCTGGCCTTCACCAGGATTGGCGGAGCTGATACCGCGTAAATAGTTAGCCGTCACACGCCCATTCACATCACCACCAACGCGGGGAAAAGCCCCAACGTTGTCCGCATTCAGAGAAATGTCTTTGGTGCCATCAAACGCCACACCGGCAATCTTGCGTGCGGTGGCAAGCTTTGACGCTGCGACGGCTGTGCCACCCGATGGCAACGCACCGACGTCACCAGCTGTCGGCTTGTTTGCCTGACCGTACATTTCATTCCAGGCAGACCATGGACCATCAACGCCGTTCCATGCTCCGGTTGCGTAGCGGGTGAACTGCCGCCCGTTGCTATTAAAGGCAATTTGCTGCGTCGCATTCGGACCCCAGGTCACGAAAATCACGCCGACAAAACCGTTCATCGGATAGCCTTTGTCCGTGGTCGCCGCAGCAACGCCTGGCACGCCGTAATGCCCAAACATGCCGCTGCCGCGCAGGGTGTTCGGGGTATCGGCTGCGGTTAGGTTCGTGCGGATTTTAAAGGCGGTTGCAATTTCATCGGACAGCGCCTTTTCACTGGCGGCACTTTGCGCTGCTGTCCACGCGCCTACATCGGCGGCTGTCGGTTTATTGTTGGTGCCGTATACGGCGACCCATGGGCGCCATGGTCCATCCTTACCGTTCCAGTTGGTAGAAAGTCCGCGCATCCAGACGTTACAGGTATCAAAAGTGATATACATCTGCTGACACCCGTAGGCGCTGCCGGTGACAAACAGCGTGCCCGCCTTGGCTTCCGGATAATTCCTGTCAGGTGTTGCGGAGGCGTTGGCTGACTGATGATAAACAGCAGCCTGAACCGCCGACAGGCCAAAACCCACCGTGTTCAGGTCAGTGGCACCGAGCGCAGTGTTTGCTGCGACAGAACCGGCGGCACTGACCTGCACCCAGTCGCGCCATGGTCCGTCTTTGCCATTCCAGGAAGCATTAAGCGCACGCGTCCACACCACGCCGGTATTTTGTACCGTATAACGCTGCAATACGCCGCCCGTCCAGGACGCGGGCATCACCTCCAGCACGCCCGCCGCCTGCGAGCCTGCCGGATAGCCATTCGCGACCGTGGCATTCGCGCCGGTGCTTTGCACGTAAAGGCCAATTTTTGCCAGGTTAAACGTGTTGATATTGGACGTGCCGAGAACAGCTGACGCGACAGGAAGCGCACCCACCTCAAAAGCCGTCGGCGGGTTGGCGGTGTCGTAAAGTTTGCGCCATCCGAACGGCAGCACGCCGTCGGTCTGACGCCATTGCCATCCCGTCGGTTCCGTTTTACTGACAACCCCCACGCGCACGTAAATTGTGCCGCTTGTGCAGTGCAGATACTGGGTCAGCGCCGCCCCCGCGTCATACAAGCGGCGATAGGTCATCAGCGTATCCGCCGCCTGAAAGGTCGCGCCCAAAGGGTGATCATCAAAAAAGCCCGCCAGGGTGACGCCGCCGGTCAGTGCAACAATCGACGGGTCGTAAATTTTCTTAACCGTGGCGTTATCGACGTTCGCCAGAATATTACTGACCGCCCCGACGTCCGCCGCCGTCAGAGTTTGGTCTGCGTTTAACTGCTTACCGTTAATTTTGCGCGTGGAAGGTACGCGGGTGTTGGCATTGTCGTTGGCGGTCTTCACCGCCTTTGGCGTCGCCGCCAGCGTTTCGCTGGTACTGCTGACCGAGCTGTTAAGCTGCACAAAACCTTTTGCTGTCAGCGTACCGTCGGGATGGTTACGGGATTTTTCATGCGCCGCCAGCAGGTCATTCACATACTGCTCAGTCGCCATAATCACTGAGTCGTCGATCAGCAGGCTGATAGCTTCGGTATTACTGACGGAAATCACCATCCGCAACGTCTGCGTGCGGCCTGAACCTTCTGCCAAAGTCGGCTTGTACGTGTCCGCCATATTACAGACGGCAATCAGCGCACCGTCGTCAGCAAACAGCCCCATTTCACGCATCCAGAAGCCGCCGACGCTGGCAGAAATCACCGCCTCAGCAATCACCCAGTTACCATGAGTCGGATCCAGCTTTAAGGAATTGAGCGGCGTGCGGTACACCTCTTTAACCAGTTTGGTCTGCGTGGCGACGGGTGTGGTCGCCTTGCCGTTGCCGTCACCGACGGCAAGCTGCGTAATGTTGATGTCAGTTCCCGCCGCAATGGCTGCCGCAATGCGCGACTGCCCGAGCGTGGTGACAACGGATTTAAATGTGCTCATATCGTCCTCTTATGCGGGGTAAACGGTCAGCAGTTCGCCAAGGTAGTGCGCCGCGCCGATGTAAACATCGCCTTTAATGTCCTGGGTGATGGTCAGCCCGATCAGATGGCGGCTGGCAGGCTTGGCATCAGCAATTAGCCTTTCCATTTCTAAATACATTTCTTCGGTGATGCCGGTTTCCAGCACGCCGATATCCAGGCGGAACGTGCCTGGCTCGTCATTCGTTTCCCACCACTCGGTCACGTTAATCAGGTAGCCGAGCGGCTCCACCACGCGCCGGATGGCACCGATGGTTCCCTTGTGGCAGTGAATGAACCAGGCCGACTGAATGACGCGGCGCTTGGTGGCGACAGGCCAGTTTTCATCCCAGCGGTCAACCGACAGCGCCCACGCCAGATAGGGCAAAAACTTCGCCGGACAGGTCAGCGGATCCCAAAGCTGCCGCAGCGGCACCGGCACGTTTTCAAGCTCCGCGCAGGCATCGGCGGCGGCGACTTCCAGCGCGGAGGAACCGGCGGGCAGCAGGCGATCACTCATCGTAACCGCCCACTTTCAGGGTGTACGCGGTGCAGAATGACGCCTGCGTTTTATCCAGCTCGATGTCAGCGGCGGGGCTTTTCAGCTCCACCCGCTGGACGCCCTCAACGTGCAGCGCGGCGTAAATGGCTGACAGCCGGATGTCGCGGCCTAAACGGTGCTGCGCGGTGGTGTAGGCGATAAGCTTGGCTTCGGCGGCTTCGCGGATGGGTTCGGCTTCCGGACCAGGGAACAGATACAGCACGGCATCAATGGTGTAACTGACCACGGTGGCAGACTGGACGGTCACGCGGTCAGCCACGGGGCGCACGTTTTCATCATTGAGCGCGGCCTGCACTTTCGCCAGCAGGTCGGCGGGCGCGGTGCCGTTCCCGGTCTGTGCCAGCACGGAAATCGTCACGCAGGCAGGCGACGGACTGATCACCGAAATATCCGCCACGCGTCCATCAGCCGAGCGCCCGTGATACTCATAGGAACCAATCGGACCGGCCACGCTCAGCCCTTCAAACGCCTGCTGCGCACGGATACGCAAATCAGCATCGCTTTCCATGACTGCCGCCACGGCGGGCACGCTGACCGTATCCGCAGGTGTGATCGTCAGGCGTTGCACGCTGAACGTGGCGGCGATATTGTCCAGGTCTGTTCCGGTGGCATAAGCCAGCATCACCGCCTGCGCAGCTTCATTAACCCGCTGACGCAGGATCACTTCGCGGTAAGCGTTCTCCTCCAGCAGCTTCACAATCGGCTCAGACTCCAGGGTCAATGTGCGGGCGATGGCGGCTTGCTGGTCTTCGGGGTAAAGCGACACCAGCGTGGCTTTACGCTCCGCCAGGAGGATTTCGTAATCCAGCACCTCCACCACGTCGGGGGCGGGTAACTGGCTCAGGTCGATAGTTGCCATGGTTAGCTCACGGGTAGGGTTAAGGAAATGGCGGCGGACGTGTCTTTGCGGGTGCCGGTGAGTTCCACCACGGCTTTCCCGTCGAACGTCGTTTCAAAGGTGATGCCGGTCAGGCTGACGCGTGGCTCCCACTTGAGGATCGCGCTGTAGCACGCCGCCATAATTTGCAGCCGCAGCGCCGCGTTCTGCGGGCGGTCAGTCAGCTCAGACAGCAGAGAACCATAGTCGCGGCGCATGACGCGGGAACCGACGGGCGTGCGCAAAATGTCGCTGACCGACTGCTGGATGTGCGCCAGGTCTTCGACGCCGCGCCCGGACTTGCGCGCCATGCCGATGTATTTTGCGTTACTCATGACGGCACCTGTGTCTGACCACCGCCCGTCTGTACGCCGCTGTGTTTATGGGTATGCACAACAACGCCGTTTGACGTGATGCTGCCGCCGCTGTGCGTGAGGTTGCCTGTCATGGTGCCGCCCTGTTTAATTTCGATAGTGCCGGTGGTGAGTTTTTTCGTGCAAACCACCTCCGGCGTATCGAGCGTGATGCGGGTTTTCGCCGTGCAGGTGATTATTGGGGCGGTGACTGCCACCTTATCGGCAGCGTTCACAGTGGCGGACTTGATGCCGGTTGCCAGCAGCGCGCCGGTCTTCGGCTCGTATTCGATCACCGCGCCGTCGGGGAAAGTGACGTGTACGGCATCCGCCGAGGCAGACGGGGCGGGAAATTCATCAGAGAAAACGCCAGGCATCACAAAGGCGGTATCCAGCTCGCCGCCCAGGCAGAACAGCAAAACCTGCTCACCGGCGGACGGTGCCCACCAGGAACGTGAGCGCCCCGCGCGGGAAGTTAACCAGTGCAGCCAGTCGGTGACGTTGCCGCCGGTATTGACGCGACAGGTGCCCACATCTAAATCCACCTCGGCAACGGTGCCTATGCGGATCAGATTGCGCAGCAGGCGCGGAATGTCGTTGTTAGGGATGGATGTATTCATGGATAAAAGAATGCCGCCCTGTCAGGCGGCATACAATTTGTGGCGGGTTGATGGCAGGTGGCACAACGTAGGGATCACTGACTGAGGAATATTAGCTCATACTTGAGCTGACACATTTTGTAGGTAGAACATTATTAAATCTGACAGTCTGGTTTGAGCGAATAGTGGGCCCAGTAATTAGATTAGTTAGTATAATATTATAATAGGTAGACTTTTAGCTTAAACCTGTCATAAATGGAAAAGGCTTTTCTCATTTACATATAGCCTTTTAAGGTTTAGCATTGTAACTCATTACATCTTACTGTTATTGTATTCATTCAAAAATTAAATTTGGATGGTGTTTTTTTTAAATTTTCACAAGCTTTGGTGAGTATTTAAATAAGGGATTGTTTTATGGCTAATGAAAACAGTTTGATGCGTGCAAGCTTGCTATCATATCGCAATAGAAAACTGCTTAGTGAGGGCGCCGCTGTAATATCGATTGTTGAATTCATTATTTATTTTGATAGTAGATTTACCGGTCAGGTTACGGATGAGGAATCATATTCTTTTTTGAATATGATTCCATTATCTCATGACGATGTGGTTCCTTCTATTACGATACGGGCTAATTGGTCTGTAGATATAAGTAAGACGGTGTTTTCAGGTGCGGAGCCCTATACTTCTGATTTTCATGGAGGATGGTATACTGATGAAATAGCGGCACTCATCAGTTTAAAACTTGGTGTAAGAGCCCACTCAGGAACAGTCACAAGAGAATATAATTACTACACCCCAGAGCACGGGCAACCAAGAGCAGAACAAAGTCCACCACCACCTTTTTCCAGTAAAAATAAACCATTAATCATTCCATTCTGTAAGAAAAATATAGGCATCGCGGAGTTGAAAGAAGTAAACAACATTCACCACCTGAATGAAACGGATTTCAATTATTTGATAAGAGCGGCAAGAAGTTTTCAGGATAGTCTTTGGATTTGCGAATCTTCACCTAACCTTGCATGGCTACTCATGGTTTCAGCATTGGAGACCGCGGCTCAACAATGGGATCAGAACAAGGGAAATAACATCGACAAATTTAAAGAGTCAAAACCTGAGTTATTCGATATATTAGATAACAACCAATACAAAAATCTTATACCAATTATTTCTGATGAGTTTTCCAGTACATTTGGGGCTGGGAAGAAATTCCGAGATTTTTGTATTGAATTCTTACCTGATGAACCACGGGAACGTCCTGAACATGGACGCATAAAATGGAAAAAACAAGAACTGAAAGATATATTTATCAAGGTTTATAATTTGCGTTCTATTGCACTACATACTGGGCAACCATTCCCAGCCCCTATGTGCACGGCACCTGATACGCATTTTGGTATTTCTGAAATGGGTGTGACTGCATTGGCCTCATCAACACTAGGAGGTACATGGACCCCAAAGGAGGCGCCAATCAATCTTAATATATTTTTTCATATGACTCATTCCATATTAAATAAATGGTGGGATAGCTTATATCGACCAAATTGAGATAATATATCTAGTTCTTAACTCTACAAGCAGTTAGCAAAAATATTTGTGGATACTCTAACGTCCGCATTTGGCACAGAGTTACTTGCCAGATTAGGTTTGGCTCTGTGCCGCAGTTATGTCAGGTGAAGCCTGAGCTAATAAGTATTAGCAGTTCATACTCCACAATCTTTATATCCTCATCGTCCAGTCCTAACAGCGGGCGCGCCGGATACTGCATTTCTTTTGCACGGACGGCCGAACGGTCCTGTAGCCCGTTCTGATGCACTTTAGCCACCCATCGCAATTGGCCGGTGGATTCCACCAGGGCACCGTCAGCAGTACCTTTGGCCTTTAAGTAATTAGTGGCGTGCCGCCAGTGTTTACGCGATAAATTGCCGCCTCTAAATCCACTTAGGCAACGGTGCCAATGCGGATCAGATTGCGCAGCAGGCGCGGAATGTCGTTTTTTGGGATGGATGTATTCATGAATAAAAGAATGCCGCACTGTCAGGCGGCATACAATTTGAGCGGTTTTTTAGGGATGGCACAACACCACAGAAGTGAGGATTTACTTGAGTTCTTTATCGTTAATATACGTAACAAATTGCTGGCCTTTATTGGTCAACGTGTAACGAGTCCAGGCTACTTTCTGAAATTTTTCATTGATTGCGAGGCCGTAAACTTGTAAGTGAGGGCAAACGTTATAAAATATGAAGGTGTCCTCCTCGGAAGCTCCTCGTTGATTTGTTACCCCCTCAATGAGTGCACTCCAAACAAAATTAAAAATATCTAGCAAAGTGGATTCAATCTCTCCTTTTTTGGTTACTGCATCAGGAACTTTAATTTTTATTTTTGAGAGGTTTCTAAAAATATCGTCATACTCACTCTTATCAATTGTTTGCTTGCCTTGTAGCGCTAGCAGTTTCGAGTTTTCTTTTCTGAGCTTATCATTCTCAGCAATCAGAGAAGTGATTTTGGTAATCAAAGGCTCAGCTTTTGGTAATTCAGCCCCTGAAACCCATCCCGATATATCAGTGCGTGACTCAATTGGAGGGAGGCTTTTCATTATTGCGAGTTGGATATCTTTAACATCATCATAAAACGAAATAATCTTTTTATGTACTTTTATTCTAAAAGCCTTTAGCTCTTTCTGGTGTTCTAATTCAATAACATCTGCACCTAATATTTTGATTTTATCCTTTAAAGCTTTCTCGTTTATATCTATTGAGAATAAAGGTTTTTTCTTTTTAACCGCATAATCAAATTCTTTTTCTGTATAGCTTTTACCAGTAGCCTCATCAATACTTCCATATCGGCCACCTAGGATAAGAATGTAAACATCGGACTCATCTATCCAACGCTCAATAGTTTCCCACTGGCTTTTATCATTTGCTGTAAACAGCTCCATACCCGCAGGAATATGACCTAGCATTAAGATAGCGCTAACTGCAGCTTGTCTCTCCTCTTTAAGATCCTTAAATGTTGAGGAAACGAAAACTTGTAATTTTTTCTTCATCGAAAATGGCCGATTGTTGGAAATTATTTAAACAGAATCTGGATCTTTATCTCCAATGTCAACGGCTTAAGCTACAATTTTCGCGATAAGTTAACTTGCTAGCAGTTTCATCAATTCATCTTCCACAATTTTCATATCTTCCGCGTCCAGTCCTAACAGCGGGCGCGCCGGATACTGCATTTCTTTTGCACTGACTGACGGACGATCCCGCAGCCCGTACTGATGCACCTTCGCCATGCGCTGAACCTGGCCGGTAAATTCCACCACGGCGTCGTCAGCGGTGCCCTTGGCCTTCATGTATTTAGCCGTGCGCAGTTTGGAGAACATCTCCCGCTTAATGCGGCCTTTCTTTGCCCGCAAATGCTGCGGGCGGCGCGGGGTGAACGGCAGCCCTTCCGGCGTGACCTGCTGTTTAATTCGCTGCTGCTGATGTTTGCGCAGGCGCTTCGCAATGGTTGCCGCCATCGCCTTCCGGCTTTGCGGTGACAACGCGGCAATCAGCCCCGCCAGGCGGCTATTAAACGCTGACAGCTCACTCATTCCACTGACTCACTAACTCGCCGTGCAGATACAGTTCACGCGGCCTTTCTACCGGTTCAGGCAGCGGAGGTTCCGGAAAATGCTCCACATACAGACCGGCATCAATCTGTTTCACGATCACGCGCTCGGTGAGCTGCACATCAATCGCGATATCGTAGGAACCATCATCCAGCATATCGGCCTTAAATTTAAAACCGGTCTGCTGCTTTTCCGGTGTCGCCATTATGTCCGGCTGGTTCTCACGCAGCCACGCCAGGATCGGCACAATAATCAGATCGCAGTCCTGGGCAAAGTTGGTGATCAGCAACTCGGTCTGGTACTGGTATTCAAACGACAGCGAACTGGCTAACGTGCAAACGATACGCCCGTTATCCACAAACATCCGCAATGTGTCGGGGCTGGTTTGCAGCACCGGCACAGCATCAGTTAACGCTTTTCGTAGCTGTGCGGGTTTTAACACGGTGTTCCTCCTGGCATTGTTTGACCGCTTCCACCTGGAGGCCGCAGGCGGTTAGCGCGGCCTCCAGGTTTCTGACATCACTGCTTAAATCGCCGTTAGTGGCGGGTGAGCTTGCCGGTATCGGGCAGCTCGTGACCGCCGGACAGCCAATGTAAATAATCTGCGGCGCTGGCAAAGGCGGGACGTGCGTGCATCCGGCCAATACCATCAGGCAGACGAGCGCCATACCAGTTACGCATTTCCTGATTTTCATTAAGTAACCTTTGAATGTGAACTTCACGATCCCGCGCCAACTGACCCGCCCGTGAGAGCTGGGTGCGCAGGCTTTGTTCCTGGCGTTCCCGCCTCAGTGCATCATCACTCAGGCGGTGAATGGCGTTGTCGCGGCTTTCAATACCGGCAGACAGCGTGCCGATAATGCGCTGCGCCTGGTCGGCTTCATCATGCAAGCCACTAACCCGCCAGGTTTGCAGCCCCACCAGCGCGCAGGCTGCCAGCAGTAACAAAATTAAAATACGCATCAGACACCCCGCAGGCAGTAGGCCAGCTCATTCGCGCGGCGGCGTTCCAGCCCGGTGACGCGCACGCCGTTCACAAACACCCAGCGCGGTAGCTGTTCGCAGGCTTTTCGCCATTCGCCCTTGTTGATGAAAAACGCTAGGGTGGATTTACAGGCCGCCGTCACCCCGACGTTGAATGCAAAGGACGCAACGGCGTCATAAACTGGCTGCGGCATAGCAACCGGCATACAGCGTGTAATGCCTTTCTCTACCCGCATCACATCTTCCACCAAATTCACGGCGGCCTGACGTTCGCTGATGTGCGTTTGCGGCTTCACGCCCGCCGTGTGCCCGATGCCGTTTGTCCAGACGCCCGCGCTGCACTGGTACGCCGACAGGCGGCAGCCTTCGAAATCAGCAATCAGTGCCAGACCGGCGGCGGACGTTTTCAACGTCGGCGTTTGTGGCAGCAGCGCGGCAATCGCCAGGACAGCGGCGACCGCGCAGCGTCTAACGATTGATGGCTGCATTTATGTCTCCTCTGACGCCCATTGCTTTCAGCAGGCGGTAAGTTTTGCGCCGGTAGTACCAGTTCACCAGAAAGGTTGCGACGCCGACGGCGGCACCGACCAGAAAGGCGATATCCTGCGGCGACATCGCGCCGAGCCACGCAAGAAAGGCCGCGACGCAGTAACAAATAAACGAGGTGATGCGCTCCATGGTCATCAGTCCCAAAGTGAGACGGTTTCACTGACTGCGGCCTGAGTAATATCCGGCAGCTCCACCGCGTAGCCATGGGGCAGAATTGCCCCCTGTGCGGCTAATCCAACGTTAGCCGCGTAAACGTGTTCAACTACCGATTCCGTGCGCCCGTAGTACCGCCAGCAAAGCGAATCCACGGTGTCGCCCTGTTCGGCATAGACTTTCATCAGAGCAGCCCGATGATGCAGTGGGATACACCGGCGACGTCGCTGATCGCGTTGCGTCCGTCACGCCATAAATCATCAACGGTGCTTTCCACGATTTCAGCCTTTTTACTGCCCTTATCGGTGGTGTCGTTATTCGGGTAACGCTCCGCCAGGAAGGCCGCCGCGATAGACGCCACGGCGCGCTGATAGGCGCAGACCTTCACGCTTTCGTCATCAATCTCATCGGCGGGGACATCCGCCAGGCGTTTAAAGCCCTGGGCAATCTGCGCATCGCGAAAGCTGTACAGTTCGGCGTTCACTTCGGTCATGGCGAACTTTGCGGCGGCGCGCAGGCGTTTCGCCGTAACCGTGCCCTCCAGCCGCAGGGTGTCGCGCAGCTCAACCGGATCGACATCAGGCCAGAAATGGGTGTTTTTAATCGCGGGTTCCGTCGCGGCGTCCGGTTTCGGTGCAGGTACAACAAGAGACATAATGACCTCTGAATGGGGGGCGGTGGACGCCAGCGTTGAACGAGGTCAAAGACCCGTCTCGGCTGGCGTGCCGCCCTGCGCGGGGCGCATTCTTTTTAGCTGCCGGATGCCTTTTTAATGGCAGACTCCAGACGCTCAATGTCTTTTTTCACGCCTGATTTGCCGTCGAGAATTAAGGCACTTTTCAGACGCTCCAGGGCTAACGTGTCCTTGCCGCCGTCGCGGTAGAGATAGCCGACAATTTTGTGCAACTGGGCACGGACTTTATCGGGCATATCCTCAGCGTCAGTCAGTTCCAGCACTTCCAGCATCAGCTCAATGCTGACCGGTTCACCGGCGGTGCGGGCACGAACAGCCTGGTCTATCACTTCCTCAGTGAAAGCACATCCCGCCGTGCGGGTTCCGAACGGCATCGCTAACCGGTGTTTAAAGGCGTAGCGGGCAATGTTCAGCGCACCGGCAATATCACCGGCATCAATACGCCAGATCATGACGGTCATCAGGATGGCATCCTGTGCGCCGTTCCCTTCGGCGAGCACGCCCGACACCCACGGGGCGTATTCAGGGAGCAATTGACGTTTCAGTTCCGCTTTCGCCTGGAAGGACTGAAGTTTATGCAGCGCCTGCTTATCCGCATTCAGCTTTTGCATTTGCAGTTCGTAGCCGGTGGCGTGAGTCAGCTGACCGGCGGCCTGCTGTGCGGCGATGATGGCTGACTGTCGCAACATGTGACGACGGCAAGGGCTAATCATGAAGTTCCCCTTATTCCGCTGCTTCTGACGCTGAATCCGGCTTAACTTCTTTGAAGTTGCCGATCTTGATGTTCTCGATCAGGCAGCCGCCGCGATAATCTTCCACCACAAAATCTTCATTGATGGATTCGTAGTTTTCGATACGGTCACGCTTCGGCACTTCTTCGATATGACGGCGGTGAGTGCCGTCCTGCCAGTAAATGGACAGATTATCCAGACGAGTGATCATGAGCGCATTGGCTGGGAAGGCAGGTACGCGCACCGCCGGTAAGTTACCGATGCGCTTCTGGCTGATAATCATATCCGCCGCAAGACTTTCAGAGTTCTCCTGCGCCTTGTTCACCAGCGGGAAGTATTTGTCCGCCAGCAGCTGACGCCCGCAGATAACCACCAGGCCGGTGTCGTCCTGATAAATCGGGTCAATCATGTCGTTGGTGGCGTCCATTACCAGCGCGTCCAGATTTTCATAGTCACCGTCATCACCGACGCGGACGATTTCAGAAGTCACTGTGCCATCCTCACCAATAACCTTATCCATCACGCGTTCCGGCGCATTGTTTCGGTACTTCTGCAGCCAGCCCACATTCACGTCCTGCAACAACGGGTATTTAGCGCGGTCTGATGTTGCCGCACGCTTTACGCCATTGAAGCCAATGGTGATGCGATCCAGCGCCTGACGTTTCACGATGGCGTCACGTAAACGCGCCTGGAAGTCCTGATAGCGCGCCCAGAGATCGAGCGTGGCATAGCGGAAATGGAAATCGTAGTTGGTCTGACGGCACTCGTAGCCCTCGGCGGTCAGGGTGTTGAAGTCAGCGGTTTTACGCTCACCGTCGCCGGTGGTGTCCGCCGTGCTGGCAATGGAGCCGGACACGCCTACGCCCACCTTTTCACCCTTCATTTCGTCCACGGGGATGATGTTAATCATCTGGAGGAACGCGGAGGACTCCTGCACGCGGGTCATCAGCGTCTGCGTGACCGACGGCTCAACGCTGAATTTTTTATCCAGGTCGCCGGTGTCCACAGAGTTCAGCTCGGCGATGCGGGACAGGTAAGCGTTAAATTGAAAACGGGTGGTTTGTTTCATGCGTTTTTTTTCCAAAATGGTTAATGGGTTAATCGTTTTTTTGTGCTTAGCAGTCGGTGATATCCGCCGCATTCCCTCTACCGCCGCCGCTTGAAACGGGGCGCTGCGTGTAGTTCTGCGGCGCGGATTTCTCCAGCTTGCCTTTCAGCGCGCTGAACTGTTCGCGATCGGCTGCGGTAGCTTTTTCCAGTGCGCTGAGGCGTTCCGTCAGTGAGGATTGCAGCGCGGACAGCTTTTCATCACTGGCTTGCAGGCCGGTTTCGACGTGCTCAACCACCACTTCCACGGCGTCGTGGACGTCTTTGAAGCGGGCATCATCGGAGGCGGACTTACTGGACAGCAGCTGCTTCACGCGGGAGAACAGCGAAGGGGCAGCCGGTTTATCTTCTTCAAACTCGAACGCCGTTTCTTCGGCAACGGTGAATAGGTTTCCAGCATCCTGTTTGCGGCTCGCCAGTGGGTTCTGCTGTGCCTTCGCGCTGAATTGCAGGTATTCGGTGCCGAGGCTCGCGGGGCTGTCGGTCACGGCCAGGCCGATCAGATAGGCTTTGCCGGTGTCGGAAAAAGAGGGGTTCACTTCGATGGAGGTGTAGACCTTCTGGCGAGCTTTCACCAACGACACTAAATCAGCCGTCGGATCGATATCGGCATACAGTGCCAGCTTGCCTTTGAGCGCGCCGTCGGCAATTTCTTCGGCATAAACGCCGGTCACATCGCCGTACATGCGGAACGGGCTATCAGGGTAATAACCTTTGATGTGCTCCATGTTGATACGTGCGCCGTAAACCTTCGGGTCATAGGTCGCGGCCATCTGTTCGATCCAGTCGCGGGTAATTTCGCGTCCGTCGGTGGTTGCCCCTTCGGTACAGATACGAAAGCGCTTTGTTGCTTTTGCCATTTGTTGGACTCCAGTCGGTGTGTGCTTCTGAGAAATCCAAGTTTCCAGACACACGCCCGACACCGCCAGCCGATGCGGGTTGATGCTCGATGGCACAACGTGGGCAGCGCGAAAAGCCGCAGGCCAGCCGGTAACGTTACGGCCATGAAAATGACAAACTCAACCATCATCAGCGACCCACGGCGACAGGCGGCACTGCTTTACTGGCAGGGTTTTTCAGTGCGTCAGATTGCGGAACTGCTGACCCAAAAAATACCGACAGTGCAGAGCTGGAAAACACGCGATGCGTGGGAGAACGCCGCACCCATTTCCCGCGTGGAATCCAGCCTGGAGGCGCGCTTAATTCAGCTCGTCACTAAGGACGTGAAGGGGAATGCGGATTACAAAGAGATTGATGCGTTAGGCCGGATGATTGAACGCCTCGCAAGGGTGAACCGCTACAGCCAGAGCGGGAACGAGGCCGATTTAAATCCCAACGTTGCTAACCGGAACAAAGGGGAGCGTAAGAAGCCGACTAAGAACTATTTCAGCGACGAAGCCCTGGAAAAACTAGAGGATATTTTTCTTGCTCAGTGCTTCCAGTATCAGCGCGTGTGGTATGACGCGGGGCTTAAACATCGTATCCGCGACATCCTCAAATCCCGCCAGATTGGTGCGACGTTCTTCTTTGCTCGCGAGGCGTTACTGCGCGCCCTGGCGACCGGCCATAACCAGATTTTTCTCTCAGCCAGTAAGACACAGGCTTACGTTTTCCGTGAATACATCATTCAGTTTGCCCGCCAGGTTGATGTCGAGCTGACCGGCGACCCGATTGTGATCGGCAACAACGGCGCGAAGCTGATTTTCTTAGGCACCAACTCCAACACCGCCCAAAGCCACAACGGCGACCTGTACGTGGACGAAATCTTTTGGATACCGAACTTTCAGAAGCTGCGCAAGGTCGCCAGCGGCATGGCGTCGCAGGAACATCTGCGCACCACCTACTTTTCTACGCCGTCAGCGCTGACGCACGGCGCGTATCCATTTTGGTCAGGCGAGCTGTTCAACAAGGGACGGGAAGATCGCAACGACAGGATTGAGCTGGATATCAGCCATCACGCCCTGGCGAAAGGACAGCTTTGCGGCGACGGACAGTGGCGGCAAATCGTCACCATTGAGGATGCGCTAGCCGGTGGCTGCAACCTGTTCAACATCGACACGCTGAAACAAGAAAACAGCAGCGAGGATTTCCGCAACCTGTTCATGTGTGAGTTTGTTGACGATCAGGCGTCCGTGTTCCCGTTCGCCGAGCTACAGCGCTGCATGGTGGAAAGCGCCGAGGAATGGAAGGATTTCAGCCCGTTTGCCCTGCGTCCGTTTGGTTATCGCGCCGTCTGGATTGGTTACGACCCGTCTCACACCGGCGACAGCGCAGGCTGTGCCGTGGTGGCTCCGCCGCTGGTGGACGGGGGCAAATTCCGCGTGCTGGAACGCCACCAGTGGAAGGGCATGGACTTTGCCGCCCAGGCGAAAAGCATTGAGGAGTTAACGAAACGATACTGCGTGGAATATATCGGCGTGGACGCCACCGGTATCGGCCAGGGCGTTTTCCAGCTTGTCCGGCAGTTCTTCCCCGCCGCGATGGAAATCCGCTACAGCCCGGAAACCAAAACGAAAATGGTACTGAAAGCTAAGGACACCATCACGTCCGGACGCCTGGAGTACGACACCAACCACAAAGACATCACGTCGTCATTCATGGCGATCCGCAAAACCATGACCG